GGCCTGGGTAAACCCCACCTATCTCTGGCGATTGCTGAGGGCGTGGTGAATTCCGGCAGGCTGGTGATGTATGTATCCGCACCGCACCTGATGGACGAACTGGAGCGAGGTAAGTTCCAAAAGGACGCCGCTGCCCTGGAATACCGGGAGATCATTTTCGGGTGCGACCTGCTGGTGATTGATGACCTGGGGACGGAGTTAGTGACCCGGTACACGCAGGCCGAGATATACGACCTGGTGAACACCCGGCTGAACACAAGCTGCCCCACCATCATCAACACCAACCTCTCCATGAAGGAAATCGAAAAGAACTACACCAGCCGAGTGGCGTCCCGAATCGGCGGGATGTACGCCATGGTACAGTTCAAGGGCCGGGACATCCGGCTCCAGAAACGAAAGGAGCGCAAGCCATGAGCAAACCCAGCACAGTGCGGCGCTGCGCCATCTTCTATTGCGACAAGGCACGGGAACGGCGCTGCTGCGCTGACTGCCAGAATCGTTGCCGAAACGCCTGCCAAAACCACCCATCACGGTGCGGGCAGGAGGACAAGGCCCCCATGAGGAAGCGGCCATGATGATCATCACGGTTCAGGTGGACGCGCCCACCGGCCAGGCCACCGGCATCAAAGAGGACTTGACCCTTTATCTGGAGAAGTTCGGGGATTCCAGGGTGGTATCCATCATCGAAAAGGGGCCGGAACAGCTTTCGATGGGCAATTTCGCTACGCATAAATAACGCTTCTGAAAAGGAGGTAAGAATTGATGACCAAAGATGAATGGAGGAAAGCCGAAGAAGCTCTCCAGCAGTTCTTTACCACGGTTAAGATCAATGCGGATGGCTATGAACTTATCCTTCGCTTGGAGCGCATTGGGACATATAAGAATGCGGTCATGGTCTACATCAATGGAGAATTCCGGGGGGAATGGTTGGCAAGGGATTGTGAAGAACGCAAGCGCTTCATGCACAAAAAGACGCGCTCCTTATTGTCTACCAAGGAAATGGCCAATTACAAAAAATTAACCAAGCGGCAGCAGAAAGAATTGGCTGAACGATACAACGACCTAAAATATGACAGCTATTCCCCACAGTGGCCGTCATTTGGATCTCTTAAGAGGCATTTAATCGCCAACAACAAGGATATTCAACTTATCCAAATCGGGTAGGGGCGCGGCCCCCGCCTTAATGCAGCCTCCCGCCAGGGAGCCGGTCACAAGCCCGCAAATGCAGAGTGAGGCCAATACGAAGGAGGTAGATTATGGCTTTAGAGACGTACCGCCAGCTGACCAAGGGTGGCGGCCTGACTATTCCCCGGCTGCTCCGGCAGGAGATGGGGGTGCATCCTGGAGATCCGCTGGAGATCTCCGTCAACGAGGAAGGGGCGCTTGTGATCAGCAAGCACCAGCCCAGCTGCCATATCTGCGGCAGTATGAAGTACATCGCCACCTACAAGGGCCTGTGCTTGTGCCGTGGGTGTCATATTAAGATGGGGGAGGCGCTGGACAATGCCTGAAGCAACGACGATCCCCCGCATCACGGATGAGCAGCTGCGGGCAGAGGTTGACGAATTCGCCGCCCTGACCCAACAGGCCGATGCCATCAAGGAGCGGTTGGAAACCCTGAAAGCCCACTTTGAGAAACGGGCCGTGGAAGATCTGAAGGACACCAAGATGAAGAGTGTGTCCTATTGGGGCAGCAGCAACTGCCGGGTGGTTGTCCAGACCAGTGAAACGGTGAAACCGGTATCGGTGACCATGATCCAAAGGGTGCTGGGCGATGTAGCGAAGGACTTTGTGAAGGAAGAAGTCACCACCAAGCTGACTGACCCATGTAAGCGACTCCTGGGCATGGTGTTCCAGGGCAACTACACCGAGGGAAGCTTGGACGAACTGATCAGTGCGATCACATCTGACGCCAAGATCCAAGCCACACTGAAAAAGCGCTTGAAGGGGCGCTGGGAGAAGGACACAGCGGCACTGATGAAGGTGGCCGGGCTTTCGGAGCAGGAAGCCAGCGACTATGCATACATGGCCGTCGAGGTCATCAACTGGGAATGGCTGGCCCAGGTGCTGAAGTCCGCAGGATGGGCTGGCAGTATTCAGGAGGCTATTGAGGTGATCCGGGCCGCTGTTATTGTGGATGAGAGTATCAAGGTCGGCATCGAGGTCGAGAAGTAGGAGGATTAACATGGCCGCCATCAATGCGCAGCAGATCAAAAAAATCTATGCCATCGGGAACGCCCTGGGCATTGTGGAACGGGGCAACGATAACGATGATCTCCATGCCATGGTGTCGGCCATGACCGGGAAAGGCTCCATTAAGGCCCTGTCTTACCAAGAAGCTGAGGAGATCATTGACCGCTTGCAGCGCCAGCAAGGTGGCCCGGCTCCCCGGAAAACCAAGCGGCAGCACCCGGAGCAGGCCGGAGGCGTCACCAGTGGACAGCAGAAAAAGGCGTGGGCGCTGATGTACCAGCTGCAGAGCTATGACCAGGTACCAAGCACCACGCCGCTGGGTGAACGCCTGTGCGCGATCATCAAGAAAGAATTTGGGATTGACGCCGGAACACAAACCCCCTTCATCTGGATGGACTTCAAGGCAGGAAACAAACTGCTGGAAGTTCTGAAGGGCTATGTGTCCACCGCCAAGAAGAAAGCGGGGGATCTTACATGAGCGGCGAGGCAGCGCTGACCATCCGGGCCAGCGATTTGAATGAAGAACAGCTGCAGCTGGCCGAGTTGATTGGCTTGGACAATTTCAAAAAGCTGGTGTTGACCTTCGGTGGGCTGAATCTTTACATCCCGAAGAAGGACAGCTTCAACCGTGCGGCCCGAAACGAAGAGATCCGCCAAAAGTTCACCGGGGCCAACTTCAAAGAATTAGCTGCAGAGTATGACTTGACGGAAGTTCAAATTCGGAGTATCGTTAGTGATATAGTGCGTGAAGTACGCGCCCGTCCCATAGATGGACAGGTCAATCTCTTTGAACAAGACTAATTCTAAAGCGCTTTATTTTTCACCTTACAAGATAGAGGGTATAGTGGTATCAAGATTACCGCTATACCCTCTATTTTTTATGCTCTAAAGGAGAGTTGAGATATGAATGGGATGACATTTGACGCTGGTACCTGGTGGCTGATTGGGCTACTGGCTACCGGCCTGATTGGAGCCGTGGTTTTTCTGATCAAGCGGACATTGTTCTCCCGTGTGGATGATCTGACCAAAGAGGTCAAGGAAGTACGAGATACCACCGTTAAGAAGGCTGACTATGAAAAAGCCGAGGAGCGGTTGGAAGCGGATATTGAGCAGATCAAAAAAGATTACACCCCCAGGAGCGTCCATGATAAGGCGTTTGATGAGGTCAGAGGCGATATTAAGAAAATCACGGAGAACTATCTCACTAAGGAAGATTTCTTCCGCGAACAGGCCAAGACCGAACGCAAGCTGGATATGATCCTGGACATTTTGATGAAAAAGGGAGGAAACGAGTAATGACCAACAACGACAAGCAGCGTCTGAAGGCTGGCAACTTCGTCCGCAACAATGGACGGGTACTGCGTACTATCAACATCCTGCGGCATAAGTACAATAAGCTGTCTGGCATCCAGAATGTGCTGGAGGAGGATGGCATCACCGAGGATGAGTTTCTGGACTCCGTGAATTTCCTGGCGCTGGAGGGTTACATCCACCTGCGGGATGTGGCAAACCAAAATGACGCATCGCTGTCTGATTGCCACTATGAAACCCTGGAGGGCAGACTGACCGGCAAAGGCATTCGGCTGCTGGCTGGCGGCATTGAGGACACCATGATTGAGGTGTAAGAGATGGCAAGGAGATCGAACAGAAAGCACAGCAAGATCGACGGTCTGGCTCCCGAACTGAAGGCTACGGTTGAGCAGATGCTGCTGTCCGATGCCACCTATGCCGAGATCGTGGATTTCCTGGAGGATAACGGCGTGAGCGTGTCCATCGCCAGCGTCTGCCGGTATGCCCAGGATTATGATGCCAACATTCAGGCCCTGGCAATTGCCCAGGAGAACTTCCGGGCCATGATGGAAGAACTGGAGCGGTATCCCGATCTGGATACTACGGAGGCCATTATCCGGCTGACCAGCCAGAATATGTTCAAGGCCCTGGCAAACACCACTGAGGAGGACTGGCAGGGCATCAAGGTTGACAAGATGATGAAGGAGGCCACTGGCCTAATCCGGGCGGCAGCCTACAAAAAGCGTGTGGAGGTTCAGAACCAGACGGATACTGAGGCCGGTCTGGATGCTGTCCGCAGCCTGGTGTTCGAAGCCATGGCCAAAGAGCGGCCTGATCTTTACGCCGAGGTAACGAAGTTCCTGGCCGCCAAGAAAGCGGTGGGATTAGAACAGGGGTGATGCTATGTGGTATGTGCTGCAGGTGAAAAGCGGTAAAGAGGAGGCGGTGGCCAGTTGCCTGACCGATAAGAAGGTTCTGGCCTATGTTCCCAGGGAGAACCGGCTGATCCGTAAAAACGGCAGCTGGGGCCAGAAAGAATACACCCTGTTTCCGGGGTATGTATTCCTGAACCTGGACTACACCGCCGAGAACTACTACATGGTGAAGGCCATACCCGGCGTTGTGCGGTTCCTTGGGCCGGACGGGCTGCAGCCTTCCACTCTGACCTATCTGGAGGCCGAGTGGATTAAGATGCTGGCAGGTGGTGGAAAGCCTCTGGAGCCTACCACGGCCCAGCTGACGCCGGAAGGCGAGGTCAGGCTGACCGAAGGAGTCCTTCGGAACTTTGTGAGCCGGATCGTGAAGATCGACAAGCACAGCCGCCGTGCCACGGTGGAGTTGACCGTGTGCGGCGAGAAAAAGACTATTCCCTTATCGTTTAATCTTTTAAGCGAATAACAGGAACTTGTTAATGGTTGGAGGTTGATGCGTCCCTCCCGCCGTGAGCGAGGGACACATTGAGTAAAGAACCGGGCAGAAATCGGGGGCCTGGGTGGCGAAGCGCACCCATTGGCCTGCGAAAATTGGCCTGGTTCTTTCAGTTGTTTTCAAATTACCGTTTAAGACCGCCAGAAACCCGTTTAAAAACGCCGCAAGGTCGAAAGGCGGGCAGACGGCCATTTTAGAAAAAGCCCCCGTGTGCGGCCTCTGTGGGCCATCTACGGTGGGGTGTCGGAGAGGAGGATACCATGAAGAAGAAAAATGGCGCTGCAGCGGCAACCCTCTTGGGTGCCATTGCGGAGGCCGAGGCAAAAATCACCGCCAACGAGGGGGAGGATTTAAACGCCTTAAAAACACTCTTAAAACACTTCCTGGATAAGGACACTACCCCGGAGCGTGTGGCTATTAAGCGTGAATATACCCTGGGCATCCCCCTGACCGGCCCCACCGGCATCCGGCGAAAGCTGGGGGCCATCGATCTGGAGTTTTTCGGGCGGGCTTATTTCCCCCACTATTTCAGCCGCCCCTCCCCGGAGTTCCATCGGGAACTGGATGCCATCTGGCAACAGGGCGTCCTGAAGGGAGATTTCCCTGTTACCCCAGCCAGAGTTAAGGCGATCAGCAGGCGGCCCGGTGTCCGGCGCGTGACCGCCGCCCCCCGTGGCCACGCCAAGAGTACCAACCTGACCTTCAAAGGGACGATGCATTCCACGCTGTACGAATACAAGCATTATCCCATTATCATATCGGACAGCAGCGAACAGGCCGAGGGTTTCCTAGATAATATCCGGGTGGAGTTTGAGGAAAACGCCGCCATCCGGGAGGACTTCGGAGATCTCGCTGGCAGCGTGTGGCGCTCCAATGTCCTGGTGACCAAGACCAACATCAAGATCGAAGCAATCGGCAGCGGCAAGAAGATCCGTGGCCGAAAGCACCGCAACTGGCGTCCTGATTTGATCATCCTGGATGATGTGGAGAACGATGAGAATGTCCGCACCCCGGAGCAGCGCAAGAAACTGGAGAACTGGTTCAACAAGGCCGTGTCTAAAGCCGGTGATGATTATACTGACATCATCTATATCGGTACCCTGCTCCATTACGACAGCCTTCTGGCCAAAACCCTGAAAAATCCGGCCTATCGGGCCGTGAAGTATAAAGCTGTTATCAGCTTCTCTCAGGCCGATGACCTTTGGCAGACTTGGGAGCAGATGTTTACCGACCTTTCCAACGACAACCGAGAGGCAGACGCCCGCGCATACTTTGAGGCCAACCGTGCAGCCATGCTGGAGAGTACTGAGGTGCTGTGGGAGGAAAAGCTGTCCTATTATGACTTGATGGTGATGCGGGTGTCTGAAGGCGAGGCTTCGTTCAACTCGGAAGAGCAGAACGAGCCGATCAACCCGGACGATTGCATCTTCATCGCGGAGTGGTTTGAATTCTATAACGAGGCAGATGTGGACTTCAAGAGCCGGGACTTCCAGTTCTTTGGCTTTGTTGATCCCTCCCTGGGCAAGAGCAAAAAGAGCGATTTCTCCGCGATCATCACCCTGGCCAAGCACAAGGTAACTGGCTATATGTATGTACTGGATGCCGATATTGAGCGCCGCCATCCTGACCGCATCATCACCGATGTTCTGGAGAAGGAGCGTTGGCTTCGGGCCACCTACGGGCGCGGCTATAAGAAACTGGGCGCGGAGGTCAACCAGTTCCAGTGGTTCCTGAAGGAAGAACTGGCCAAGGCGTCGGCGCGGGCCGGGCTATATCTTCCCATTGAGGAAGTGCAACAGACTAGCGATAAGACGCTCCGTATCCAGACACTGCAGCCGGATATTAAGAACCACTATATCAAGTTCAACGCCCGGCATAAGCGCCTTCTGGAGCAGCTGGAGCATTTCCCGATGGCAAGCCATGATGACGGGCCGGACGCACTGGAAGGTGCGCGAACCATCGCTAAAAAATCCAAGCGGTTCCGCATCCTTGACCGGGCCGACCTGGGGCTATAAGGAGGGTTTACATGATTATTTACATGGAGCGCGACTCCGTGGCCGCGCTGACCGAGGCCGACATCAAGCGGATTATCGAGGAGAATGAGGTCAATCTGAAATATGCGGAGTTGGAGCGGTATTACCGGGGGGATCACCCCATCCTCCACACCACCAAGAAGGACAGCACGGCACCCAACAACCGCATCGTAAACAATATGCCAAAGTACATCACCGATACCGCCGTGGGATACTTCCTGGGCAAGCCGGTGGTCTACTCCAGCCAGAACGACGCCTTCATGGAGGCGCTGCAGGATGTGTTCGACTACAACGACGAACAGGACGAAAACACCGAGGTGGCCAAGAAGTGCAGCATTTGCGGGGACTGCTTTGAGATGCTTTACATGGATGAGGACGCGCAGATCCGCTTCACTAAGGTTCATCCTGGCCAGGGCATTATGATCTGCGAGACCGGCTTTGACACCCCGCTTCTGATGCTCCGTATCATCTACTCCAAGGATAAGAACAACACCCCCATCAAGAAGGTGGAGATGTGGGACAAAGAACAATGCTGGTATTTCCGCAGCATCAACAATGGCCCGTTGGATTTGGAGGATATCCAGCCCCACTATTGGGGCGATGTCCCCTTCGTGTACTACATCAACAACGAGGATCGCCTGGGCGATTTTGAAGGTGTGGTCAGCATCGTGGACGCCTATAACCGGGTGCAGAGCAATACCGCCAACTATTTCCAGTACAACGATGAAGCCATCCTGAAGGTGCTGAAGATGGGTGATGTGAGCAGCCAGGATATTGCGGCCATGAAAGAAAAGGGCGCGATCATCCTGGAGGATGGCGGCGATATTCAATGGCTGATTAAAGAAGTGTCCGACTCCCCGCTGGAGAACTACAAGAACCGGCTGCGGGAGGATATGCACATCTTCAGCAATGTTCCCAACCTTACGGATGAGAACTTTGGAGGTAACCTCTCCGGCGTGGCCGTATCCTATAAGCTGTGGGGCATAGAACAGATCTGTGCTATCAAGGAGCGAAAGTTTAAGCGCGGCCTGCAGCGCCGGATTGAACTAATCACCAATATGCTGAACCTTATGGGAGGCAACTATGATTACCGGGACATCGACATCCAGTTCCGGCGCAATAAGCCGCAGAACCTGCTGGAGATCGCACAGATCATTCAAATGCTGGCCGACCTACTCAGCAAGGAGAGTCGCCTGAAGATGCTCCCGGATGTAGATAATCCCCGGGACGAACTGGACAAGTTGCGCGATGAGCAGCAGAAGGAAATGAGCAGTTTCGGAGCCAGTGGGTACGAAATGCTTGCAAAGGCTCTGCAGACCGCCCAAGAGCCGACGCCCGCGGCCGGGGAACCCAAGGAGGCCGTAAATGAGTAACCGGGATCGCAACTTCTGGATTGAGCAGGCCAAAGATCAGCTTCTGGCCAATGAGAAAAGGGCAGACTCCGCTGTGGTGGAGTTGATGTTCCTCTATGATGAGGCCGCCAATCAGGTCGAGCGTGAGATCTATGCCATGTTCGCCAAATTTGCCACAGATAACAAACTGACCGATGCGGAAGCGTCCCGGCTCCTGTCCGGCAAGGAGTATAGCGTCTGGAGAAAGTCAATCCAGAAGTACATCAAGGAGGCGTCCGGGGCCGCCGAGGACAGCCGCATCTTACTGGAATTGAATACCCTGGCCATGAAGAGCCGGATCAGCCGGAAAGAGCATCTGTTGGCGAATATCTATCAAAACATGATGGACTTGGCCCAGGATACCACCACCAAAATGACCGACCTGCTGGGCGATATCGTGAAAGTCAGCTATTACGAAAACTGCTGGAGAATTCAGCGTGGCTTTGGGTATGGCTTCACCGTGGCAAAAATCAACGAGAGCCTGATCAAGCGCATCCTGGAATACCCCTGGAGCGAGAAGCATTTTTCTGAGGCCGTGTGGGGACGCTGCGACCACCTGGCCGCTCTTGCCAAGTGGGAGATTTCCGTGGGCTTCATCCAGGGCAGCAGCGTCCAGAAGATGGCCAAGGCCATCAACGATGTTATAGACAGCGGGCGCTACGCCGCAGAGCGCTTGGTCAGGACGGAGTGTAAGTACTTCGCCAACCAGGGCCAGATTTTAGCTTTCAAAGAAAACGGCATTGCAAAGTACCGCTTTGTCGGAGGTTCTGAGGGCAGCACCAGCGCCTGCGGGTGCGCGGCGCTCAATGGCCGGGTATTCTCGGTGGAGAATGCACAGCCCGGCATCAATCTCCCACCGCTACATCCAAACTGTATCTGCACCATTGTGGCACATTTTGATAAGAGCATCTTTAACACAACTGAAAATACAACACCCTTGGAGAAAAATACGAAGTTCCAGGTTTGGAAGGAGAAGTATGTTGACAGCCAGTCGCAATCTGATAAAATTTCCTTGAGCAATGATGAGGAGTGGGCGCTGAATTCCTACATAAGCAGTGAATCTTACAAAATCAACGATAAGCTGCGCCGAGGCGCTGCCCTCACGGAACAGGATCGACGACTGATTGTAAACCTCGACCGCGCATTAGATAAAATGCCCGAAAAACAAGGTATGCTTTACCGCTCTGTGTCCAGTTTTGGGATTGATGATGTGGATGCCTATGTAAAAAGCCATGTGATCGGTATACCCAAACGATTTGAGGCATACACCTCTGCATCTCTGATGGTGTACGATGCTTCAATGGATATTCAATATGTCATTGAATCAAAGCACGGAAAAGACATCACAAAATGGAATCCAGGCGAAAAAGAGATCTTGTTCAAGCGCGATACGTGGTTTATTCCCACGCGTATCGAGGGGAACACAATATACATGAAGGAGGTCTATGATGAGTAAAAAGGCATATAGCGATTCAAGGTGGCATGACAACCCTATGCCTCGCACACCATACTGCGGGTACTGCAAGCATTTTCTGGGCCTCGTAGATGATCATGTGGGCTGTAAAGCTTTTGATCGGATACCACGGGACATCATGAACGACTATGTTGTGCATGATCACCCCATTGAAGGAGATCGTGGATATCAATTTGAACCAAGAGATCCTGACAATGCACCGCAACTAATCCCGCGCCAGAAAACCATGGATTACGATTAAACCCAAACTTTAACCCTCGTTTAAAACACCCCTAAAAGGGGTGTTTTTATATTAACTTTTTAAGGAGGAACTTATCATGGAAGGAACTACCCCCGCCGCCGTTGAGACTTCGGCGGCAACCGCCCCCGG